AATGCTATTGCGATTGGTAATGCTGCTGGACAAAATACTCAAAGTGCTGGTGCTATTGCGATTGGTATGAATGCAGGTTCAGGGACAACGACAGGACAAGGCACAGACTCAATTGCTATTGGTAATAATGCTGCTCCAGCTTCTCAAGCCGCAAATTCAATCTGTTTAAATGCTTCAGGCACTGCCTTTAATCCCGCTACAACGGGTTGTTTTATAAGACCAATTAGAGGTGTCGCCGCAGGTAAAGGTGTTAATGTATTGTATTATGACCCAGCAAATTATGAGGTTTTATATTCTACAACATAAATATTATCTATAGAATACACCAGTTCCTTTTATAAATTTCGGTAAATTATAATCACCTCTTAATTCTTGTTTTAATTTAATTTGTTTTTTTAAATTAGCAGGGTCAATTTCACTGGCGGTTAATGGAGTGTCTTTTGAAATTCGCTTGGTAGGTCTATACACCGGATAATCTTTATTGCCAATATCAAGCCAGTTTTCTTTGAACCACCTTCTAATACCTTTATTTTCCTTTTTACCGCTGTATGTTCCGCCTAATTCTTTGTATTTTTTAATTATAAAACCAGATTTATAGGCACTTGGTTTATCATAAGTTTTATCAGCGATTTTCTTTGCTGTTTCATATAAGTCAGGATTATCTATAGTTGGCATTATATATTATCTAAACATTATATAATGTTGAGTGAAGTTTTTTGGGTTGCTTTTATTTCAACAGCTTCAGCACTTATTATAAAAATTGCTTCTTTAGCATATAAATCAAAATGTAAAGAATGTAATTTATGTTGTATTAATATCATACGTGATACGACAATAGAAGAAAAAGAAGAAGAGTTCCGCATTTCGCATTCAATTTCAAATCAAAAAAGTGAAAATAATTTATAGAAAACAGAACAATTTACTCATTAGTAATAAATTCTCTCTAAATATGAAAATAAATTTGATAAAATGAAAAATAAAAAAAAGAAATAGTTTTTATTTTTATAAATATATAAGACCTATTTATCACTATGTTTATTTTTTATATGGCAATATATCGATTTTCGTAATAACAATTTCTTACATATATAACATTCTACTTTTTCATTTTGATATTCCATTTGATAATCTTTTTTCTGCTCTAAACTTTTCTTTTTTTCTATAGCAATACATTTATCAATTACAGAAATAATATTTTGACTATGTTCACATTCATATTTATCAAATCTTTTACGAAGATTCACTAATTTGTGATAGTTAAGTTGTTCCATATCATAAAACAGAATATTTTAGTAATGAGTAATAAATTCTCTCTAAATTTTCAAATCAATTTTATAGAAACAGAACAATTTACTAATGATTAATAAATTCTCTCTAAATCTGGAAATAAATTTGATAAAATGAAAAATAAAAAAGATAAATGAAAAAAAAATATAATGTATTTATAATGAGTTCTTCAAAACCAAAATATATTATAAAACCATATAGTTATCAACAAGCAGAGAAATTAGGTGTCCAGATATTTCCCAGTGATAACCCCAAGAAGAAGATTGAAGTATACGATAGTGAAGGATTATTCATTTGTTATATAGGCGACCCCAATTATCTTGATTACCCGTCGTATATGGAACTTGAAGATAGTGGTTCAGCCCCAGCAGGTTATGCAAAAGAACGCAGACGATTATATAAGATAAGACACAAGAAAGATATGAATAAAGAAGGGACACCCTCATACTATGCCTCCAGAATATTGTGGTAAATAACGATTTAGGAATAATTTAATATGTTTATTAATATATATATAAATGGCATTAACGAATTTTCAAATTGAAGACTTGGCTCAACGTATGAAAATCCCGCTTGTATTCTGTGGATTCAAAAGTGATTTAAAAGAAGAGAAACCCTTACAATATAATAAATCGTATGTTGTTAACTTGGAAGACGAGTATGATAATGAAGGGAGACCAAACGACGGCTCCCATTGGGTATGCTTTCAAGTGAATAAATATGCAAATGGTAAAGTAGAGCCTTTCTATTTCGATTCCTACGGCGTGGGCAGCCCTACTGAAGTTGACGAGTTCACGGGTATGAAAATGCCATTCCAAAGCAAGGACGTTCAATCTATAGTAGCAGAAGTATGTGGGTATTATTGTCTGGCATTACTGCATTTTGTTAACGCATCACCGGCTCGATCCGGACACCTATATAGCGACTGCGAGGCTTTCATTGACCTTTTTGAGGACTTGGCTGTGAGCAAAGACCACCTTAAAAATGAATGGCTGTTAAAGCAATTCTTCCTGGCTGAGGATAAGTCAAAACGAACAGATGTTGAAGTGGGTGGCGGGACTACTGATTTTTACAGCAATAGGGACGGAAAGTAAATATTTAGATATATATATACTATGAATATCCTTCCTGAACCATTATTAGAACCTGATAATAGTCGCTTGTCAATCTTACCTATTCAGTATAACGATTTATATGAAATGTATTTGAAACACGTAGCCTGTTTCTGGATACCAGAAGAAATCGATTTATCAAAAGACCTGACGGACTGGTTGAGTCTTGATACAAATGAAAAACATTTTATTTCTTTGATATTAGCTTTCTTTAATCAAATGGATTGTCTTATCGGTGAGAACATAGGACTGCGTTTCTATAATGAAGTGCAAAATGCGGAAGCGAGATTGTTCTATGGATTTCAGTTGGCTATGGAAGGTATTCATTCGATTACATATAGCAATCTTATTGATACGTATGTAAGAGACTCAACTGAAAAAAATAAATTGTTTAACGCAATAAATAATTATGATTGTGTGAAACGCAAAGCAGACTGGGTAATGAAATATATTCAAAGTAGTTCAAATTTTACAGAAAGACTGGTGGGATTTTTATGTGTTGAAGGGATATATTTCTCTGGTGCGTTCTGTGCCATATACTGGTTTAAACAAAAGAATAAATTGCCCGGCTTATGTTTCAGTAATGAACTCATATCGAGAGATGAAGCTCTACACGCCGAGTTCGGTATTGCTATATATAATAAATTGAAAAACAAATTACCTGAAAAGGTCATACATACTATTATAAGAGAAGCAGTAGATATAGAAACGAATTTCATCTGTGAGGCTTTGCCGTGTAGACTCATAGGAATGAACTCCATATTAATGACGCAATACATACAATTCGTGGCAGACCGGTTATGCTTACAATTGAATGTCAATAAGATTTATAATGCGTTGAATCCTTTTCAGTTTATGGAACTCATCAGCTTGGAACGCAAGACCAATTTCTTTGAATCAAAGGTGAGCGACTATGCTTTGGCAAATAAAAAAGTAAATGATAATTGTTTTTCATTCGATACTTTGTTTTAAATAATATAAAAATTAAGCAAATAGTTAAATAATATAACATATAAAATGATTATATCTATTAATAATTATATTATCTTACCAATTATGAAGCGAATCTTTAATTAAATCGATTTAATTTAGTATTATCGTAATAAAATCACTATAAATCCAACAAATAATATTAAAAATCATTTTATTTTGATATTATTTAATCTATTTCTTAATTTTCGGTTTATTATAGACCATATTTCTCTTTCTTTGCGATTTCCGCACGCTCTCGGCGTTTCATTTTGTTGCTCTCAAGTTTAGCATTATACTTTTCTTCCGTTGATGAGTATTTAGGTTTGCGTCCTTTCGGTTTGGCTTTGGCTCTGGCTTCTTCTTCTGCTCTCATTCTGGCTTCTTCTTCTGCTCTCATTCTGGCTTCCTCTTCGGCTTTGGATTTTTGTTGTTTCTTTGTAAGCTTCTTGGGATACTTCTCCCGATATTCGGCACTGCACCCTGGGGTTGATAATGCACACCCATAGGTTAAGTTGTTTCGTTGAGCATAGTCTTTAATATGGAGAACCCAATTGTTTACCATTCTTAATTATATATATACTACTAAATATTATATTTCTTATGTTCCATTTGAATTTCAAATAAATCCTCTATGGGTATATGTATATGTTTGGCTTTTGTAGAATGCCCGAATGCTCGAATATATTCGATTTCCTCAGTTCGGTATTTAGAGAACTGGTTCTTATCATAATTAATGTAGCAAAGTTTATCGGCAAAGCAGAAGACAAAAACAAGGTTGCCCTCCTGTTCAGTCTTCTTTACTGGTATTATGGTGGTTGGGTATGTGTTGCTGTTGCAACGACGAGTCTTTAATTCAATTTTATGGGTTTTTGTGAAAAAGTCGTATGGTGCATACTTGTATGTAGTTTTTTGTATGTCAGCACCAAACTGGTTTGCTAAAGTGTTGATTAAATTATCCTCACTTTGTAAACCAAAAGCAATATCATTATTTAATGTTCTTAAATTTGTTTTTAAGTTTGTCATTTTTATTTTATAATATACTATTAGAAAATAATCTCATAATTAACGAGATTATTAAAATTCCTAAATATTAATAAAGATTAAAATATATTATTAGAAATAAAATAACTATTAATATATATATATGGATTTAACAGAATTTATTAAAAACAAGCGTCCCAGTCTATCCGCCTCTTCTATCAAAACATATAATTCTGTATTGACCAGTCTTTACAAGAAGGTATTTGATTATTCTAAAGGCGATAAAATCGATACTGATAAATTTAATGAGACAAGTAAGATTCTAAAATATTTAGAAGAATTGCCTCCCAACAGACGAAAAACAATTCTTTCGGCGTTAGTTGTTATAACTGACAAGAAGGAATATCGTGAGGGAATGTTAGACGATATTAATAACTATAATGCTGATATTAAGAAACAGGAAAAAACCGAATCACAAAAAGAGAACTGGGTTGAGAACGACGAGTTGAATAATATTTATTTAGAATTGAAACGCAACGCAGAACTGCTCTATAAAAAATCGCATTTAGTGAAAAATGATTATCAACAGATACAGAATTACATTTTGATTGCTCTACTCGGTGGGTTCTTCTGTCCGCCTCGTCGTTCGCTTGATTATGCGTCATTCAAAATAAAAAATATCGATAAAGAGAATGATAACTATATTGATAAAAGCTCTATGGTATTTAATCGGTTCAAGACCGCCAAAACCTATGGCAAACAAAGGATAAAAATAAATCCTGCATTGAAAGCCATACTGAATAAATGGATTAAAATTAACCCGACTGATTATTTGCTATTTGATTCTAATATGAACCCCTTATCGTCTGTAAAAATCACACAGCGTTTGAATAAGATATTCGGTAAGAAAGCCAGTGTTAACCAGATGCGCCATACGTATCTCACTGGTAAGTATGGTGAAATGATTAAACAGAATAATGGGTTAGCCAACGATTTAAGTGCAATGGGTTCGAGTATGAATATGGCTACTACGTATATAAAAAACGAAGATTAATTAGAATACTCCTACTGGTCTTCCCATTTGAGCTCTCATAATACTATTTGCGAATTGTGGTTGGGATAAAAGAGCAGGATTTTCTTTACTCAATTTACCAGCAATAAAACTCTTGGGATTCTTATAGCCACTACCATAAGAAATAGCTCCGCCATATAATCCTTTGCCAGCATAAAGTCCTTTACCAGCATAAAGACCTTGTCCTTCATACGATATAACTGGGCTTTCATAATCTGGTGTTTCCATTTCCATTTCAGGTCTTCTGGGAGTCATTGGTGGGCGACGAGGTGGCATAGGAACTCTTCTTACTGGTGTTGCTGGTGGTGCTTTTGCTGCTTTCGCTTTCTTCTTTTCTGGTATTTTATCAACTTGTTTTGTTAGCATTTTACCAGCTTCTTTTGAGAGGGGTTTCCCAACTGCAAGAGCCATTGGTGCAAGCTCGGGATTACCGGAAGCCACAGCTAAAGCAGCGAGTGCCTTTGGTCCGTATTTAACTCCTTGTTTGATTCCCTCTTTAAGAGCCATTTTGGCAATTGGGACTCCCTTATCTTGTGCCTCTTCAGCTATCTTATTAGCAACTTTACGAATAACTGGTGCTGAAACTTCAATTGCCTTTTCAGCAAGGGGTTGAACCTTATTGATAACAGGGGCAGCCGCTTTATTGAGTTCCTTACCGAGTTTCTTAAATCCCCGTTTTAGGTCTTTGAATAAAGCTCCGCCTTCGACTTCTTTATTCGCAATGATTTCTTCGCCGGATAGCTCGAGAGAAGCACCTTTACCTTTGTTGAATGATTTGGTAATTTGGGAATATGAATTGGGTGTGAGCATTACGTCGAATCCAGTTCCTTTACTGACTCGCACTTTGTGTCCGTTTCGCATTTTGGAGATTACTCTCGCAGAAGGCATTTTCATTTCAAGACGTTCCATTCTATATTATTAGTATATATAATAATATCGAATTATAATGACATTTCCTAAATATTCTATTTTTCTTTTCTTTTTGTTATGATAATTAGGTTGTTAATCTACTAATTAATTATTGGGTTCGTGCACCGGTTAAGAGGTCGATACCCACCTGGACTCCGTATTCGCAGAACACGTATATATTGATAGCCTTTGCCGAGTAGTTAGTTCCAATGATAGAAACTGATTTGGGAACAGATTGTTCGATATCCAACATTCTTCCTACATTGGCGTAATAATAGCAATATTCAGTTTCGAAGTCAAACTGGGAAATAAGACCACTGCACAACCCGTCAGTTTGTCCGCCATTTACAGAATTGCAGCCGTATAAATTGTGGTTAAACGCCTCGAAGGAATAACGCTGAGAATTGTAAATTGCATTCTGGCCGGAAATAACAAAATTTAGATTTCCTAAGAGGCAGAATGGACTGGTTGGTCCGCAACCAGCAGGGTCATAAGGAGATAAAATTGGGTCAATAGCACTATTTTCTGTCGCAGTGTAAAACGGGACTAATAATACTGACTTCAAAGAGCTGATCCCGTTGGTAATAAGTTGATTAATATTTGCGTTTGTAGCAACATTAGAAATAAGATATTGGTAAATATCATTATAAACGATATTTTTGACTGGGCTTGACAAGTAGGCGGATTCAAACATTGGCGAAAATGAGTACGCCGGAATATATAGCTGAATACCTCTGGCAAGAGGACCGGTCGTTACACCTGCGGTTGTTGATTGAGTTGAGTTTAATACTGAAGCACCAACAGCTAAAGATAGAGTGTAAGTAGTAGCTCCAGTATTAACTGGGAAAGCTGCAGCACCACCTGAACCAGCTGCCGCTGACGCTATCATTAATGGGGATACCCCACCACTTGGCACAGATACTGAAGATAGTGTAAGAGCTCCACCTGCTGCCGCTGAAGTAAATTGAACAGAAGGCTGGTTAAGGGTTAAGGTTATTCTAAAGTATAACCCCTTTGCCAATGGTATCTTCTCAAAGAAATTATGAACGTGTTTCAACTTGATAGTTGCCATAATATGGCATTGCCAGACACCCGGAACACTTGCCGTTCCAGTTATTTTATTGAAAATATAAGATTTATAAGAAGCAGTAAGATTTGCTGTTGATATTAAAGTTGAGAATGCTGCACTTGAAGTAGTAATAGTTAATCCGTCTGGGTCTAAATTCCAGTATTTTTGGCGTTGAGTAAGTCCCTCATTTGAAATACCTAACTGATTCCAAAAACCAGTAGGAACAATAACAGAACCTGCGTTGTTGTTATTTTGTGTTCCAATACCACCTACTGCCGCAGTTCCGTAAAAACCAACAGATTCAGCGGTATCTGGGTAGAATCCAATGGAAGCCCCTTGAATTAGAATATCATTGAAAGAAAGAGTTGTTAAGAGCTTGAATGCATTCCACATATTGCAGAAGGAAGTTTGCTGGATAATAGTAGAGCCTCCCATATCAACAGAAATCGAATGGATTACACTTCCATACCAGTTCTTAAGACCAACCGCCCAATCCGCTGAAGACGCTGTAGTATTTGGTGCAAAAAATGAAGCAGTAGCAACTGGAGCAGTCAAAGTCATTAGTAGCGGGACGCTAAAGTAGGCTTCTCGATAATTTAAATATTTGTTATTATTGGACAAGGCGCTCGTTTCCACGACACATTGACCTCCCGCATAGGAATTGTTCTGGTTGTCCAGAATCGATAGCCAGTCTTTCTTGAGGAAAATACTGGGTGAACCTTGGGTTTGTTCTGCCATATCGTAAATGATTGAATCGCTCATTGGTATATAGTATTAAAATATATTATTTTTTCAATTTGATAATATATTTCTAAATATTCTAAACCTTTCTAAACCTTTTTCTCTAAATATCGAATACAATATTCTTGGGTTTTCTTGAAAGGGGCTTTACCATTAAATTATTTAATTTATTTCCTAAAGCCTTTGATATTCCAGATCCGGCTAGTTTTTCTGGGGCGGTTGTTGTTGCTGAACTATAAGAACCAATACTGGGTCCTCGTAATAGAACACTTGACCCGCCTCCTGATATGCAAGGTCTTTTAATAACTCTTCCACTTCCAACGTATGCGTTCATTATATATACTTATGCGATATTTTTTAGAACTAATTTCACTTTGATATTCTTTAATTTTAAAATATTTACCATTAGAATATTATATATCGATATTTGTTTAATAATATCTTTTTCAATGTCTGGTTCTGTTGGATTATGATTTTTCATTTTATTCATTAAATTGAGTGTTTCTCTATGAATATCCTCGTAAATTTTGTCTAAATACTGGGGGTTAATATCTGCCATTTTATATATACTCTATAAAGAAATTATTAAGTGGGGAATTAATTAATTTATTTACCATTTCCAACTTCTTTCGGTTTTTCTCGAATACATAATAAAACAGAGATATTGGGGTCAAGCAGTTGAATTGGTGAGAAATCTATTCCTAAAAACTGAAGACGCAACTCGCTATATGTGCCGGATAAAAGTCTATTAAAAGTAAATTCTGGTGGTTTCTCAATTATTTTTTCACCGAAACCGACGTTTGGCGAAACGCTATAAATTATGGTAGAAGGATTAGCATATTTGTTGCTAATATTAGAGATTCCTACATAAATTGACGGATTTGGCTGAACTTGAGGCGTTATTGTGGAGAGGAATGACAAATTTGTTCCTGCGGTAGAAGCTCCTGTAGCAAACCCTGAAGCGAATCCTACAATTTTATTAAAATTACTACTGGCTGGTATGCCAACTTGCATATTATTTGTTGTTGTAGGATAACCTGGGAAGGCTACTGCTCCTGTTGCCGCATTGGCTACTGGTGCTGTGAATCCACTGGGTAATGAAGTCGGCACTGGGAAGGTGTTAAGCTGTATAGCGTATGAATTGGGATTCACAAGAAATTCAGCATAATAGACATTCTGCTGACTGGCATTAATAAGATATGTGCCGTTTTGAATCATAATATACTGGAAATAATTATTTATATCAGCGATTTCAAATAACCCGCTTGGAATTGTGATTGTGTATGTAGTAGTTGTCGTTCCAACAATCCAGCTGTAAGTAAATGTTTGATTTTGATAAATCGGTGTAATGTTGGCCCAGCTGAAATACATTGTGAGGGAGCTGACCGCTATTTCAGTATCAACAAATTGAACTGAATTAGGAAATCTGTAAATATAGGTATTATTATATCCGTCCGCTACAAGGTTTGACTGGTTAATCACAATTGTTGAAGACATATTATATTATAAAGAGATATAATATTTCCTAAAATTTTATTTTAACAAAAACATTAAATATCAGCATAAAGATATGAAGGTACAATAATTGCAGTTACTTTCTTTACTGGTTGGCTTAATACCTCCTCTACTTTCGTCTTGGGAAATACTGGTAATCCTACTGGGGATTTATAGTTCCCTTTAATGCCTAAATAATTCGGGACTTGGTTTCCTCCTGCTCTAAATACTGGTTGTTTATTATCACTTATCATACCTTTCACTGCGTCATTTGGCATACTCTGGTGATTCACTTTATAGGAGTAATTTCCGTCCATTATATCATATCAATAGAAAAAATTAATATCCCAATACGAGCAATTCTTCTAATATATCATATCCCTCACTTTTGGGTATTTGCCCCTTTTTAATATATTTCAATAAAAGGGCTTTGAATTCCCGGACAACGTCTTTGTTGTTCTGTCCAGCAGAGATTTGCCCTTTCAATATTAGGAATCGATTCAGTTCGCTTTCGGTTTTTGACATATCTTGGCTCGTGGGTGTATTGTATTTCGAAAGTAAATGACATTCGTTGAGTGTGTTATATAAAGTATCTATCTCGTCATCTGTGAGTTCATCTGTCTTCTCATTTGTGATTTCGTTTCCTTTGGCAATTTCCTTAAATATTTGGGTAAGAGCTTTCGTGATTATTTTCGATTTCAATCTTGGTAGGGATTTTCCTGTTTTACTATTTATGCTTAAAATACCCTTTTGTAATTTATTCGTATTAATTATATAACGACCAAATGGGGCAAACGAGTATGCACTGCGTGGCTCGGGTTCTCGTTCAATACGCCCTTCTACTCTATTTTTTACAGCTTGAAGACCTCTGCCGCGAATACCTCTACCCTTCTTTTCTCTAATGCCTTGAGGTGCAAACGTAGAAGCAACTCCTGCTGGTGTGTTTTGAGATATTACTGACCTTGCAGCTGGTGTGCCGGAAAATTCTTGTATTGGTTCTTCTTCTGTAAGTGCTTTATCACCCAAATATTTATCAAAAATACGAATTAATTCAGTTGCGGTAAAACGGGGTTTGGTTGTTTTGCTATTAGGAACTTTTATATGTGCTAATAAAAGTTTCGGTGTTAATATAGTATTATATGGAACGCCGTCTGGATCTAATTCATTAACATAGCCACGTCCTTCAATATCTCCATTCATTACTGCTTTTGCAATATAAGCCTCTTTTTTAAACATAGTAAATTTTTCAAATTGTTTTCTGGTAATTGGTTTATATTCAACTTCGTCAAGCTTCTTCTCATCGCCTTCACTCAAACGTTTATTAGCACTATTATATTCTTTAAATTTACTTTCATAATATTGTGGTATTTCATATTTTGGTATTTCAAGCGGACTTATTCCCATTGTTTCTTCGTCTTCTTCTTCTTCTGGTAATACAATTTCTGCTACTTGTTTTTCAGGTCGGTTTGATTCTACTTTTCGCCCTCCTGCTTTTCCTGCTTTTTTCGGTTTTTTTGGGGGAACAACTTCTCCAAAAAAGGGATCAGCAAAGTCTTCACCAAACGGGTCTTCTAATTCTTGTCCTCCTGATTTTGACCTTTGTCGTTCTAATTTTGATTCCATTCCAGATTTGTTTTTAGAAATAGATTCTTTACGTATAGTTAATTCTTCACTTTTTTGTTGGTTTTCGGCAGCTTCGGCATTGGCTTTTTCTTGAATTTGTTTCAATGCGTCTTCTTGTTCTTGAGATAAGAATATATCTCTATTAATACTATCTAAAATGTCTTCTATTACGTTTCTCTCTTTATTACGACCAGCTGCTGCTAAATTACGAATAATATTATTTATTGCAGTCTCAGTTGGGAAACTTCTTTCAATATCAGTCATTGTTTCATAGACAAATGACCTTAAACTAATATTCCCTCTCAATAATTCTAATTCTTCGGGAGAGGGAAGCAAGAATAATGCGTTTTCAATTGATGAATTTAAACGATTATATGGAACTAATGACGTGCTTGTTGCGGAAGGTGGGCGTTCAGGACCATATACCACTCTTTGAGCTTGAGCTACTGCTTGTTGTAGACGTTCTAAATTTGCTCGTATTGCTCGAATATCAGCAAAGGAAGCCAACAACGAATTTGTCGGCACACTCCCCTGCTGACCTACTGCATTCTCCACGCCTTCGGTTTGTATGAATACTTGTAATAATTTTCTCAAATAATTTATGAAAACTATTGCGGGGACTCCCAGCTCAAATTTAGGTTTTAGATCCTTCACAATCGATTTTATTTGGGTGCGACCAAATTGAATCTCGTCCTCGGTCAATTGGGAAACTACTTTTGCAGATTCATCTGGCGACATAATATCATATAGTCCACTTTGTAGTTCATTACGCAGTCTATTAATATCCATATATTTCTCTGTTGTTGTG